TTATGTCCAGTAACTAAAACCTTCATAATAATCTACTAAATCCTTTTACTTTTTCAAATCTCATTATATTACCAAAGGAATCTTTATCCAAATCAGTCTTATGAGAAATTACAAAAACATTTGCATCTTTAATTACATATTTAATAATCTTAAGAAACTCATATGTTCCTGATCCATCCAATGAACTATCAAACACCTCATCCATTATAAGGAGATTAGTGTTAACAGAGTTCTTCATTCTAGCAACTTCTCTCCAAGTAAACAAGAGTGCTAGATCGATTCTCATCTTCTCTCCCTCGCTGAAAGAAGCATAAGAAAAATCTTCATGTATTGGGGACTGAACGGTTTCGTTAAATTCCTCATCAAGTGTGAAGTTGATGTAGAAGTCCATCATCTGGAGATAACGGTTAACTTGCTGATTTATCAGCGGTAGATACTTCTTTATGATTTTGGATTTAACTCCACCGTCTTTAAGTAAACCAAATGCAAAAGCATGGTATTTTACGGTGTCCTTCCGTGAAGATAATTCGTCGTATGTAGTTGTAAGATTTTCCCTAAAGGTTGCTAATTTGTCATGCTCAGTATTTCTGTCTGCAAGTTGGTCGGTAATTCTTTGAATCTCCGATTCCAGATCTCTGATTTGTCGTTGACATCCAGAAATCTTAGTATTGTTTTTAGAAATGCCATGCGTTAATGTTGTGATCTCCTTTGATAGGGCAGTAAAGTGACGCTCTCGCTCTTCTTCGTTTTTAAGAGTTGCTTCTAGTTCTTTGTAACCAGATTGTAACTCCTTTGCTTTATTTTGAGCGTCGGTAATTTTATTTATTCTAAAGTCTTCCTCGATTGGTTGAGTACATGTAGGACATGTTACATTATCTGTGAAGAACTTATGCTCTTTCGTAATGGTTGCTACCTTATTAGCAATCTTCCCCTTTAAACCCCCTAAAGTACGAAGTTTTTCTGTAGCACCTGTTACTTTCTCTTGCTTTTTAATAAGATCAGAAATGTCAGCTTCTGTTAACTTATTCCTCTCCATATGAGTTTCAACTTCAATTAGCAACGTTTTAATCTTATCATTCTTTTCTTCTATATTATCCTTACTCCTATTCTCCAACTCCTCAATAAAATTCTCCTGCATTCTAACTTTATCATTAAGAGACTCTTTCTTAAGTTCAAAAACTTTAATCTCTTCTTTAATCAACCGAATCTTATCCTTAATAATATTATTCATTGAAGAAAAGATCTTAATATCTAACAAATCTTCAATAACTTCTCTACGATTATTAGCAGTCAACTGCATAAACGGAACAAATGTACTAGAACCCAAAATAACAATTTGAGTAAAAGATTTATAATTCATCTTTAACACATTTTGCTCTAACCACTTCTGCTGATCATTAGCATGAGAGAACTGATCCATAACATTGTCATCTCTCCATATCTCAAAAATATTTGGTTTTATTCCTCTCACAACTTTCCATCGTGTTTTTCCAATAGAAAACTCTACCTCAACCTTACAATCCTTCTCATTAGAAGAATTGATTAATTGTGGTTTATTAATCTTCCGAAAAGGTTTACCAAATAAACTAAAGGTTAATGCATCAAGAACAGTACTCTTTCCAGCACCATTTGTACCAACAATCAAATTAGTAGAGTGATCATTAAATTTAACATCAATATATTGATTACCAGTAGAAAGAAAATTCTTCCAGCGTATCTTCTCAAATAAAATCATGTTTATTATCTGGAGGAACTACAATATCATCTGAAGTGATGACCGTGTAGTTGTAATCATGTATTTCACAAGTTTTAATCATAACTTCATCTTCAACCTCAATAACATTCATCTGTCTCTAACATCATAGCATAACGTGTTGCATCATCTTCTTCTTCAAACAAATAAAGAATCTGATTCCCATCCACATCCTTTACAGAATACGCTCCCTCATTTTCTTTACCGGCAACAGTTAAAATATACATCAAACGAGCTCACACGCCTCCCGATATACCTCTTGTAACATTTTTTGAATAACTGATTTATCCAAATTTATTTCAGACTCTTCAATGTACCGATTAAGAATAGTCATAGTATCTTCAGATTCAAAAGCATCATCATCAATAGAATACCACCCATTAAAATCAAAGTTTTCTACAACTTTAATCTCTGCAACATTAGCATTATACAGCTTATCAATAAATTTTTCAAATTTCTTCGTATCTGTTTTCTTACGAACTATAACTTTTACAATCTTACTCTCATATTCACGAGCATCAAACATCTGGTAATCTGTGTCCTCATATACAATCTTATAGAACATTCGATAAGGATTATCTATAGGGGTATGCTTTAAAGTTTCTGTATCAAAGAAATGGAATCCCTTTGTTTCATCAACATCATGCCAATATAATTCATAAGGATTACCTAAGTAATGAATATCTTCTTGATGAGATCTAGTATGAAAATGACCAGAAAAAACTTTTTCAAACCTTTTAAAAATATCTGCTGGCGTACCATGATCCATAGTCACCATATTATTAACTGCAAATCCATTTAACTCTAAATGTCCCATTACTACTGGACATTTTGTTTTTCTAAGAACCTTGAAAGTATTTTCTTGATTTTCAGAGTTAATCCAAGGAATCATCATTACATCAAGATTGTCTATCTTAACTTTAGTTGCTTCTGAATAAACATGAACATTATCATACTCACGAAGTAATAAATCTACAGCATTTACATTATTCGTGTTCTTATAATATGCCGTATGATTGCCCACAATAGTATGGACAGTAATACCCATCTTGTTTAGTTTATCGTAATAATTATCCTTTGCCCAGGATAAAGCCGAAAAGTCGATACCTTTACGGCTGTCGAAGGTATCGCCCATATCAACAATGGTCGTAATACCTTCTTCCTCAAGAGTTGGAAAAAATACATCATTATAAAACTTCAAAAAATAATCATGAAAGAGTTTTGAATTCTTTCTTGCTCCAAAGTGCTGGTCAGTAATTATTGCTATCTTCATTTTCTATCTAACGGAGGAAGAATTACAAGGTTACCAGATAAAGTAATTCGAGTATCATTATATCTATGCTTAGGGACATAATGATTTAAATACCCAGGAAAAGCAACAAATCTACCTTCTTTAGGACGAATCCTTTTTCCACTATCACTAAAAACCAAGGGAGAATGATACCACTTTGACTTTACAAAATAAGCAAAACTAAAATTATGAGGATTGTGATTATGGGATCGGGCATAATCCCCTTTCTCATAAACATTTGCCCAAAAATTTCCAAACTGCAATCTAGTCCTATCTCCATCAGAAGTGCTACCTGGTTTAAAATATCTTTCTATTTCTTCCCTAATAAATCCTTTAAGATTTCTAAAAGTAATATTATTCGGTTCCCAATCCCACCATGTATGAACAGATGCTTTCACATTAGTATGCTCCTTAGGAACAGACTCAGAATGTTTTAATAAAGAGAGAACTTCCTTCTTCACCTTATCATAAAATGGATAATCACCTATCATAATATGAGAATTATGTTTAATACCAACAATCTTCATTCAATTATTACGTAACTTACTATGAACAGCATCCTTAATCTGATTATAGTCCGAGAAATTAGATCCATCAATAGTATTGCTATCATCAAACACTTCAGAATATCCAGACTTCTCAAGTATCTTGTTCTTAATTTCTAACTGACGTTTTTCTCTTTGTATTCTGCGGAGAAATGCATAATGTATAATCTGCGTAAAGTAAGCAAAAGGATTTTGGGATTTCTCAGGATTAAAATTATGTATGTACTGAACGCAATTTTCGATTCCATCAGAGATCATGTCCTCCTTAAACATGTAATTAACAAAGTTGGGTTTAAATGATAGATGATTTGCTATCTTTAAAAAACACTCACCGATATACCTAGGTATAACAGGTTTAGGTCTATCTCGTAGTTTTGCTATTTCAACATCTTCTCTATATTTGATTAAAGCAGCAAGAAACTCTTTATTGTTAACATAGTGCTCAGACCTTTTACCTCTTCTAGCCATAGTCCTACCTGGTTGTATCGCCATAAGTCTTTGTCACTAGTATGTAGATAGTATAACATTTATACCTACAGTTGACAAGTTTCAAAAACCAAGTAGAATAACTCTGTCAGGGTTGATCGGGAGAGCTCTTAGTATCTTTAGGACTTTCATTATACATTTTTTCTAAATATCCTCTAGCAGCATTTACAGTCGCAAGATATCCCATCTTCCTATTATTATGAATAGTTTGTTGGGTATCTTTTTTATAATCTTGTAAGAAATTTTGATACATTCCAATCATTTCCATATCAGATGATTCTGATAGGGTAAGAACATTATCCATATTAATAATAAACATATCTTCTCTAGTTGTTTTTAACCAAGGCTCTACTTTATATCCAATTATTCCACCCTTTGCTTTAACCTCAGACACCATTACTGGTGTATGAACTATTAACATCGTTCTTTCTTCTTCTTCAGAAGCTGCTACTTTGGCAAATATTTCTTCACCATTTTTAAATTTTATTGTTCCGTAAAATTCGTCCTCAATCATTTTTTCTCCTTTTTTAATTGTATGGTAATTATCTCATAATTAAAATTTTCTTCGTTATAGATTTTAATTCTTTCTATGAAATGGTT